ACGTAGTCTGCTGCGTTACCAAGTGAGCTTGCAGTGTTTGTTAGTTCCTTATAACCATAACGTGTCATAAAGCTAACTACTGGCTCAAATGTAGCTGGATCCATTACTGGACCTGTGCTCATCAATGGGATGTATGGGCAGTAGAATGCAGGAGCATCTGTTTCGCTTGAACCCTTGTAACCAACTAGTACCTTTGTACCGTCTGCGGCGTAGTTGTCTACGAACACACGGATTGTACCATTTAGTGTACCAACGAACTTAGTGTTTGTTGGGGCTTCGAAGCTACCTTCAGTTGTGCGAGCAAATGTTGATGTGCTAGCTGACTGTAGGATTGTTAGTGCTTCTGGTGATACTACGATGTAGTTACCAGCACCACGACGTGTGCGAGCTGCAATGCGGTTCGCTGCACGGTTGATTTCGATAGCTAGTAGAGCATGACGGTCACCAACGTATGTTGGAGTACCGATTAATGAACCACCTAGGAAATCAAGTGTTGTACCTGCACCAGCAAGTGAACGTAGTGAACCGATAATTTCTTGGTCGATTTCAACAACGATTTCTTGTGCAAGAGCTTGCATGATTTCGGCTTCTACGTCTACGCCATGCATTGCTTCTGCGTCTTGTGCAGCCTCAAATGTCCAGCGTGCGCTTAGACGTCTTGTCTTAGCTTCTACTGTTTCCTTGAGGATCTGGATGCTCATCTTACGACCTGGTGTACCTTCAGCTGCTGCTGTAGCATCTGGTGAACCTGCATAAGTTGAAGCTAGTTTGAATGGGCTTAGAGCCTCATCACCAGCTGTTGCACCACCACCTGTCTCAGCGTAACGAACGCGAAGAGTGTGGATCTGACCCACTGGGCCAGTCATTGGCTGAACGCCAACTAGTTCGTTCGCAATAACGCTTGGCATTACACGACGAATTAAAGGTAACATTACCTTGTTTAATGTTGCTACTGAACCAGCACCGGTTGCACCTGCTGTAGCGGCCTCTGACAAATATTTTTTAGTATTTTCGAGGACCACGTTTAAAGAAGCCTTGCGATTACCGCTTAAGCCTTCTAATAGTGCTTCCTTAGTTGCTGACCAGTTGCTTTCAAATAAATTTGCCATTTCTAAACTCCTATTATCTTGAAAGTCCGGCTAGTTTGCGGATTTGTTCTAATTCAACGACATCCGCGTTGTCATCGGCTTCTGCTTTCACAGTTGCCTTTTTATTACCAGTGTGTTCTTTTGTCACTGATTCTGTTAATGCCTTTTTAACTCTAGGTGTTTCGCCATCGAGTACGCTGGGAAGATACTTGTTAAAAGTTTCTTCTAGCTTCTCTGTCTTAACACTTTCAAGTAAATCAGACATAATTTCTTTCTTCTCTTTGCCTAGTGGGCGCATTAACTCGTCAAGTTTCTCTTTACGAGCATACTTGTCTTGTGAAATGCGTAACTTGCTTTCTGTTAGCTTAACTGCTTCCTCACGGGCAGCAATCTGCTCTACAGCTTCAGCAAGGTGTTTTTCCACTTCAGCTAACTTCTTCTGGACTTTTTTGATTTCTTTTGCTTCGTTTAAGTGGCTTGCACCAAATTCACTTGCAAATGCTTCAAAAATTCTACGTCCAAAATCGTTCTCGCGAGCCGCTGTGATGTCATCACGGAATGATTTAACTTCTTCGCTGATAACCTTATTAATGGTTTTCTCGACTGTGTTAGCAGCCTTACGAATGAAATCTTTCTTCGCTTCAACAAGCTGACGCTTGCCTTCACGAACCATTTTGACCTTCTGCTCAACAAGTGCTTTCTTGTCTTCGTGGAACTCTTTGAGTTCTTCTGCTAGCTGTTCTGTAACAAAGCTGTCTAGCTTTGCAACGTGTTCAGCTACACGACTACGGTCTGCACGTAATTCCTTAACTTCCTTTGCAACCATTGAAGTTACAAACTTGTCAAGTAGTTTAGCGTGTTCACTTACGGCTTTGCGATACTTAACTCTTTCTGCTGCGAGCGCCTTTTTATCTTCAGCTAGTTCTGCAACTTCAGCTTCAACTTTTGATGTGATAAAGTTATCAACAGCTTCTACGATTTGACTTTTATCATGCTCGTAACGCTGTGCAAACTCTTCACGAAGTTCAGCTGTTAGTTCGTCTTTAGCTTCAGCAAGGCGTGACTCCCAAGCTTCTTGAATGGTTGAACGAGCTTCTTCCGATAGCCCTGCGCCTTCAAGTAGTTCATTAAATGTCACTGCCATAGTAGTCTCCTACTTACCTTAGTTTAAGTTCTTGAATCAAGCCAGTGATAGCTTTCATCAAATGCTTTTCTGCACTTTTATCGTGTGTGGCCGCGCCTGCTATTTTATGAATAGCTTCGCCGCCTCTCATGTTGAATAAACTTTCATAGATTGTCTTTGGATATGCATCTGGCGCACTGGGCTGGGCCACAATGTCTACAGTAACAATGTCAAAGTCGCTTACACGACCACTTTCGTTAACATTACCACTGCCACGACTACTAACGCCCAGTTTTGCTCCTGCCTTTAATAAAGCTCTCGCAATATTTCCCATTGGTGTTTCTATGATTTTTAATTTACCCATACCGTTTGAACCGTCACAGTGCATATCAGTAATGATATGACTTACACGGTCTAGATTGATTTGGAGCTCTTCTGGGTGGTCTAATTCGCCCAACACAGTTTCGCCCTTGCTTAATCTATTTCTTACGCTCTCAACGGCACGTTGAATTTCGTTTTTTGGATATACACGACCGTTTTGGTTCTGTACGTCACCCTGAATGAAAAGTCCTGCCATAAACAGTTCTTTACCATCTTCAGACTCCATTAGCTTTAGACCTGCGTGGTCTGCTGCCATATATTCGTAAAGTTTACGTGCCATTGTTAGCTACTCCTACAATTACGCCTTAGGTGCGTTTACCTTGGCTGGCTTAATGCCAATGTTGCTTGTAGGTGTGTGATCTTTTGCGTTAGTTGCGCCTTTGTTACCATCGCCGCCATCTTTAGCCTTTACAGGAGCGCCGGTTTCCCAACCTGCCTTGTGCTTGGCTACTGGTGATGTCTGGTTTGAAGCGTCAGCTGCTGGTGCTTTTGGAGCAGCAACACTGTTTTGTAGCTTTGTAGCTTCTTCAACAACTTCGCCGTCTTCGTCAGCTACTTCGTCGAGATCGTACTCTACTGAGTCCATCATCTCGTCTTCATCGCCCATCATATCTTCGTCGCCTGCTTCCATGTCAGCCATTTCGGCATCGTCCATGTCGCCTTCGTCGCCAGCCATTAGCTTTTCGAATTCAGCACGTAGGTCTTCAAGCTCAGCTTCTAGGTCGTCAACCTTATCTTCTAGGTCTTCTTCACCTTCTTCACCGGCTTCTTCTTCGCCTTCTTCGTCTTCGCCTTCGTTGAAACCTGCTTCATCAGCAGCAATTTCACTTTCGTCAGCTAGGATATCGTCTTCAAAGTCGTTGCTTTGGTCAATAGTTTCTTCAACAGCTTCTTCGTCTTCGCTGTCTACTGTTTCTTCTACTTCTTCAACTTCTTCTTCGCTTTCGTCAAGTACACGCTCATATTCAGCGCGGGCCTTAGAAACTACATATTCATGTAGCATTTCTTCAGCTTTTGCATTGTCTTCAGCTAAAAGGAGTTCGAGAATCTGTTCTAATTTAGTACGTGATTCAGACATTGTGGCCTCCTAAAAATTACAATTAAGTTACAGATACGACAACAGTCATATCTGCTTACATTAATACTTAGTGTTATGTGGAGTTTTATATGTTAAAATGGTGTAATTTTGACTCTTTTTATGTCAAAATGTGGCAAGTCTGGATATTTAGTAGTGTAGTATATGTTGTTCTATACTGTTTTAAGTGTTATAATCCAGAGTCTTGTGTTGGTGTAGCGTACATTACTCGTACAAACTTATCATGCTCAATTTCTTCAGCACGTTTGATTTCTCTTACTTTTCTAAGTTTGTTAAGCTGTTCAAGTGTTAATTTTGGTTTACGAGTATCTCCGGGATTACGACGTTGCCACGCATCATCTTCGGGACTATAAAATTCGTTTAAACGCATTAAACTGTTCCTCCTGGTGGGGTAACTGGGCCTCCTGGTGGGGTAACTGGGCCTGCGCCTAAGTCTTCTGCACCTGGTTCTAATGGCTCAATGTTATCCAAATTTGGTTCCATGTCAGTATTTACCGCTGCTTCCGGTTCTGCTCGTATACCAATGTTCTTTAGGCCAATCTGTTGTTCAGTATCAACAAACTTCTCGTAAGCATTTTCAGCACGCCATAATGCTTCGTTTTCTTTCATTTCGTCTTCAGTTAGACCAAGATACTTCTTAAGTTTAAACTGATTTGAAAGGTGTGGTACATTTTGTATTTGGCTATACAGATTTGCACGTTCTGCATCTAACTGTAGTTCTCTGTAGCTACTAAAGTTCATTGGCGGTGTAAATCTAATGCAAAAATCACTAGGATCAATTTCAATTCCTCTGTGTTTGAGGAACATCTTAAATTCGTGATCTAAATCTTCTTCTACTTGCTTTTGTAATCTTTCAACATAACGAGCAAAGCGATATTCTTGAATGTATGCAATGCCTACTTTACCATCGTTATACATTGCACTGCCATCTTCAGGACCCGATGGCAAGTAACTACTAGGAATACGTAGACCACGTAGTAGCTTGTTATTAAAATAACGTAAGTCGTCAATTTGCCCTAGGTTTTCGCCGCCTGGCAATGTATCAACTTTTGAGCCGCGGCCATCTGCTGTTTGAGCAAAGAAGTAATCTTCTAGCATACTCATTGGATTGTATGCAGCATCAGTTACTCCGCTGCCGTTTGAACCCTTATTTGGTACACGTTTTTGTTGTACTTCATACTTTACCTGCTCTAGATATTGTCTAGCGCGGTGTGGAGGCATGTTACCTACGTCAATAAAGAATACACGACGCTCTGGCGCACGGTGTACACGATAGATAATGATACTGTCTTCTAGCAATTCTTTTTGCTTGAATACTTTAAAGATTGGCTCTAGAATACTTACACCAAAGGGCCAAGCAGTATCCATACCTTCTGTTAAACTAATATGTACAACATGCTTTGCTTCAACTGGTGAACCTTGATCGCTACCACTGATAGCACCGGTTAGATAGTTACTAGTAGTAGTTGCCACAGGACTCATTACACCTGTTAACCCTTGGCCGCTGCCGTAGGGACGGGCATGTAACGCTGCCGAACTTGTGGCAGTTAGTTCTTGTAAATTCTGTTCTAAGTTCTTAACAAAGTACGCTTCAATCTTTTTGCCTTCGCTTTCATTGACAATTACTTTTTCAATGTTTGCAGGGTCAACCCAATACAATTCAAATGTTTCTGGATCGCGAATAAAGAATTGGTCACCGTATTTAATGCTGTTACGAAATATACGGAAAGCACGCTTATGTAATTGATTTAGGTTACACCATTGTGTAAGAGTTTTTAATAGGATTTTTTGTTCAGTGTCACTAGGTGTGCCATCATATTCAATTTGCAGTGGCAAACCTGTGCTTTCATCTTCTTGAGTACCAAACTCAGCAATTGTATCAAGTGCGGCATTAATTTCCAAATCCTGATCCATCTGATCGTATTGGATATAGCGCATAAGACGGTTAGGCGAACCAGCATATACTTCTGGTAGCCAACTACTGTATCTACTTGTTGTACTCAGCCCGTAATGGCCGCCACCTGCTTTAGGTTGCACATTAAGTGGTAATCCACTGTTGTCAACGGGGGTAAAGTGTTTTCTCCAGCTCATAATGCTCTCTTATTAAGTAACTTAGACTATTTATCTATTACTTATAAGATTAT